GGAGCATTAAGTGGCGCTGCTACCACAGCAGGCACAGTGACCACAGCGGCACAAGGTAACATTACAAGTGTTGGTACATTAACTGGATTGACTCTAAGTGGTCTGTTGGTAGGTGCAACCAGCGCAGCAACCGATGTTAACACAGCTAATGATACTGGATCATTTAGTGCTCGAGGTAACACAACTACTGTGGCTTCTATGAGTTTCCACAGAGCTGGAGCATATGCTATTAACATGGGTCTTGGTACAGATAACGTGTTCCGTATTGGTGGCTGGTCTGCGTCAGCTAATGCATTTCAGCTAACTGGCGCCGGGGCATTGACACTTTTAAGCAGCCTCACTGCTTCGAGCGTGACTACTTCTGGATCCGGTGGTAACATCACAGGTGCCAACGTTGTTAGTGCAACAACTATATTGACTTCGCAGATTCAGAACTCTGGATCAAACGGAGTTGGTAATATTGGTAACTCCAGTGTATTTTTTAACACAGTGTTTGCCAAAGCAACATCGGCACAGTATGCTGACTTGGCAGAAGCTTATGCAGCTGATGCAGAATATCCACCTGGTACTGTGCTGGTGTTTGGTGGTGACCACGAAGTTACTGTTGCCACACAAGCCAATGATGCAGCCGTGGCTGGTGTGGTTTCTACAAATCCTGCTCACGTGATGAATTCTGGACTGAATGTTCCCAACACTGTGGTGTTGGCCCTGACAGGACGAGTACCAACCCGAGTTGTTGGTCCAGTACGCAAAGGCCAAATGATGGTCAGTGCTGGCAACGGACATGCTCAGGCCTGTACCGCACCTGCAATGGGAACTGTGATAGGTAAAGCCCTTGAAAACTTTGACGGAGAAACTGGAATCATTGAAGTGGTAGTTGGCAGATTATAAGTAGTTTATATGCCAACAATAGGATCAGGAATCACTATAGGGCCCGGAATCACAGTTAGTTCAATACCGGGCAACAGCGGAATCTATACCACCAACATGATATTGCTGCTGGATGCTAGCAATTCTGTTAGCTATCCAGGATCAGGTACAGTATGGTCTGACATCAGCGGCAACAACAACAATTTTAACATAGTGGCCACTGCTTATAACTCAGGCGGTGTCAAGTACATGGACTTCAACGGCAGTTATGGGTGTGCAAAAAACAATGCTGATATAAGTTTAACTGACGCCACCGGCGTTACATATTGTATAGTCACTAGAATTTTAAATAACTCTTCAAACTGGCGCACACTAACTCGTGGCTACAACGGCGACCACCAAGTTATTATTGAGGCTGGCGGATGGAACATCGGTATGTACGACAACGACAGTGCCGGCTTTTTGGGTACTGGATACAGCCAACAAAGTTTGCCCAACTATAATACCGCCAATTGGATCATGATGTACTGGCGCTGGCAAAGCTCAAGTCCGTTTTATCAATTGAGTTACAACGATACCCCGGGTACAATTCGAGGCAGCATCACCAACGCAGCTTCGAGGTACAATAGGGGATTTGGTAGCCTTGGCGCTTATCACAACGGTGATGCTAATCCTGCTAATGCCAGTCAATACTGGGGCGATATTGCTTGGTTTGCAGCATATCGTGCATATCTAAGTGATGCCCAACTATTGCAAAATTACAATGCAGTGAAAACAAGGTACGGGATATAACATGCCAACCATTGGATCTGGAATCACTGTAGGAGCAGGCGTTACTGTAACTCAAGGCGTGGTTCAGGACGGATTGGTCCTTGACTTAAATACCAATTCTACATACAGTTATCCAGGATCTGGTGCGTCGTGGTTTGACACTAGCGTTAGTAAATTAGTGATGTCTGGCAATGCCAGTTACATCAGTTCAGGTACATCGGGTATTGTATCAGGCGCAACCTGGAGCAGCGCCACTACCGGCATACTCAACACAGACACGCACTCAATATTTTTCATAATTAGATTCAATTCTAATGCCACATATCCCAGTGGCACTACCGGCAACTGGGAAAAGATATTTGGATACAATGCTGGTGGCTCAGATAGAAGTCCTGGAATATGGCGATACCCTAGTCAAAGATATATACATTGGCGATATGATCCTGGTAATAGCGGTGCAGATTTTGGCCCTTCTAATTTGGGCGGCCCCGGTGCAGAATTTAATATCAATACCTGGTACTATGTTGGTGTAACCAAGAATGGAGCAACTGCTACGAGTTATGTAAATGGAGTCTCGCTTGGAACACAAACAGTCTCTAATCCAAAAACTGCTGGAACGTCTCCAATTTATTTGTTTGAATACTATACTAACCCCTTGGCAAACCTTAATAATCTTTTGGTTTACAATCGAGCGATTTCGGCCAGCGAAGTCACTCAAAACTTCACAGCCATTCGCGGCTTATACGGGATATAACATGCCAACAATAGGATCAGGAATTACATTAGGCTCTGGAATCACAATGAACCAAGGGGTGGTTCAGGATGGACTTGTTTTGGATCTTGACGCAACCAATAAAACATCCACTCGTGGCCAGCGCAGTCTTATCAATTGGAATAATTGGACCACAGGATCAGGTGGCACCACTGGATACAACCAAAATGGGCAGACAGCAGAAAACGAACGTGTGTATGCCACAACTCCTTTTGGATATAGCGACATAGTTTGGGAAGCCAGGCCCTTGGCACAAACCAATGATGACGGTGGCTGGAACACCGACTGGTTCAACATCGACAATACAAAATTGTATCGTTTCAGTGTGTGGGTTTGCAGGACCAGCTCCAGTGCCGGAGGAACATTCTATTTTGGAATGTATGCCAACGGTGACGGCTCTAGAAGAACAGACAACAGTGCAGTTGAAGGCAATGCTTATTGGGAATGCTCGGGCACAGGTCTCCTGACTCAAAACCAATGGTATCTGTGGACTGGATATGTGTATCCATGGAATACTTCATACACCGGTCGTAATCCCAACACAGGATATTATACGGTCAGCGGTAACCGTGTGGGCAACATCAACGGCTGTAACATTGGATCCGGGGACCTCAAGTGGAGCTCAAACTCCACGCAAGGAATACATAGAACGTATCTTTACTACTGCTCAGACAGTACCACGCGATTGCAATTTTGGCAACCACGAGTGGATTTGGTTGACGGAACTGAACCAGGAATTCAAGATCTGTTGAGCAATGCTGGATCAACATGGTATGACGTAAGCGGTCGAGTCAACAATGCCACAATGCCAAATCTTCCAGCATTTAGTACCAGTACAGGATACTTTTCATTCAACGGATCGTCAAATTACGGTACTGTGGTCAACAACTCTACTTTGAATTTTTCGTCTGCACAAACACTAATGATTGTCATGAGGCATAGTTACACCTCTGGACGTAAAAATCCCTGGAACCAAGCTTATGCAGGTTATGGTACCTGGACTCATGAAAACGGAAACGACATCAGCCAATATTTTGGCAATGGAGGCGGCGATAATACTCCTTATATAGGAGTGTCAAGCGCAACGACTCCTCGAAACGTGTGGAACATAATGTGTGCAACTCGCAGCACTAGCGAATTTAAATGGTATTTTAACGGGTCTCTCAGCAGCACCACTACCAATCCATACGGTATCCTGGCAACAACAGCAGCAAACATTACCATTGGCAACGGTTATGCTGGTTATTGGCAAGGCGACATGAGTCGAGTAATGGCGTATACTCGGGCTCTGAGTTCAACTGAAGTATTGCAAAATTACAACGTTCTCAAAGCCACTTACGGTTTATAAGTTGAATTCTACCGTGGCAATTTTTTGTTGCACAGTGTCGATGTTCACAGTGTTCCACAAACCTGGATGCAAGGGTCTTGGCCATGATCCTGATTCAACCCAAGCGTAGCCAATATGTTCGTGATTGAGCACAGGCACAAACTCACTTTCTAGTCCGCACCAGAAAGTGTGATATTCAAAGTTTGATTCAGGACTAGTGAATTTTTCAATGGGCACCAATTGATAGGCCGCAGGCATGTGTCCTAGTTCTTCTCGACACTCGCGTTCTAGTCCTACCAGTAGATTTTCCCCAGCTTCTAGTTTTCCGCCTGGCAGTCCCCATGAACCTGGGTGTTTGTGGTCATTGCGAAGCAAGTAAAGGTATCTGTTGGTGCTTGCAGAGTAAAACCAAACACCCACTGCTCTTACAATACGAGATTCCATGAGCCTCCGGGGTACAGTCCATCAATGCTCTTGACCCACATAGAATCTGCCCACCGGTATTGTATACCTGTGGTCAAGTTAGTAACATACTGCACTGCGGTTTCGTTACCGCTGTAGAAGTTCACACGCCATCTTGTGCCGTCGTATTCAATGATATCATTGGCGTTGGCAATCAGTGGTTGTCCTAGTACACTAGCCCATCCTGCAGGGTTTGCGGCGTTAGCACTATTACCAGTGCTTTCAGTTAGCAAATACCGTTGACCTATTGCTGCATTAGGTAAACCGTTTCCAGGGCCGCTGATCAGCGGATTAATAACAGCATTTACCGGACTCAATGTATTTTGAGGAGCAGTGTCTGGATCAATATTAAAAATCAGCAATCGATCATCTGCTGGGTTAATAGTCACGGTGCCCACAATTGAATTGTCTGGGTCCCATGGTTTGTCCAGGGTGATGTAACTGATTCCTGGCCTGAGTACTCCGTACGCATCAATCACACTTGGCCATAGGATCTCAGGAGTTTCCTCAATTGGAAATGTAAACAAGTTCAAACTACTTCTGGGTTGATTGATTACTTCGTTATTGGTTACAATTTGCAATTGTCCGTCTAACAATACCACTTGGTAGTTCCAGGGCGTAACCTTCAATCGGGTGCCCAGCAGTAGGTCATTGTCGGTAATAGAGTTGGCAGCATCACCTTTTGCATCGTAGATAGATGCAATGATCCTCTCAACCACACCTAGCTTTTTAATCTTGGCAGGAGAACTAATCCAAATTGGAATGTTAAAGTTCAATGTTAGGATGTCGATGGGATTTTCTGTACCTTGTGGGATTGTGCGCGAAGTCCAATTGACACGTTCTAGTTCTACGACACTCAGGCTAGTCCAATCTATATAATTCTCAGTTGATTGAATCTCCAATGCAGGGTTAAACAATGTAGC